AGGAATAATAGTAAAAGAATTAGGAGGTAGATATTAATGGCAGTATTATTAGAATTTTTAGGACTATATGACCAGTCAGTTATAAAACCAAAGACATTTATTAGAGACATGTTTTTCTCAAAGCATGAAACTCATGAATACCCAAAATGGGAAATTGAGTATAGAAAGGGAAGACAGTTAGTAGCACCTTTCGTATCTGAATTAATACCAGGAACAGAAGTAGTAAAAAGAAGTTATGCATCTAAATACTACAGTGCTCCAAAGGTAGCACCAAAGAAAACATTCTCTGCACAAGAAATTTACTTTGCTAAGTCAGCAGGAGAAACTATCTACGGTGGAATATCTCCAGAAGAGAAAAAAGCCAAATTAATTGGAGAAGCTTTCGCAGACTTTGAAGAACAAATCTCAAGAAGAGAAGAGTTAATGTGTATTGACTTAATGTTCAAAGGGTCAATAGTAGTAAAAGGAGAAGGAATCGAAGACAAAATAGAATATGGAACAATTCAAGAAATTACACCTACAGTATTATGGAATCAACCAAATGCAGATATTTCAGGAGATATAGAATCAGTAATCACTTTAATAGGTGAAACTACAGGGCAAAGAGTTGAGCATATAGTTATGGATCCAGTTGCAGCAAGACTATTTACTCAAAATGAAAAAATAGCTAAATTACTAGATATTAAAAACGCTAATTTTGGGCAAATAGATCCTAAAGAGTTAGCAAGTGGAGCTATATATATTGGAACTTTAGCTCCTTACAATATCCCTATCTATTCATATCAAACTCAACATTCAGTGTTAAAAGCAGATGGAAAAACATATGACACAGTGAAAATGATTCCAGAAGGAAGAGTGTTATTTGCACCATCTAACAATACTTTACACTATGGACCTGCAGCAGATATAGCTAAAGGGATAATAGTTGCAGAAAGAGTCCCTTTTGAAGATGAAGATACAAAAATCAATACTCTTGAAGTAAGAACAGAATCAAGACCTTTACCTGTTCCATTCGACATTGATGCTATAAAAGTTTTAAAAGTTAAATAAGGAGGGATAGCATGAAATTAAAAGTTAAACAATCACTGATTTACTGTGGAATAGTTTATAATCCTGGTGAAGTGGTGGATATCTTAGAAACAGATATCATAGAAAGAGTTAAATCCCTTGAACTTGTAGAAGCTGAAGAAGTAGTAGAAAATGAAGAGATAATAGAAACTGAAAATCTTGAAGAAGTTACTGAAGAAAACACAGAAGTTGAAGAAACTGCTAAAAATTCAAAAAAATCTAAAAAGGCATAACTATGAGCTTTAAAGAAGAAGTTACTAATGACCTTGCTAGTGTTTTTTTGAACTTAGAAGAGTTTGGAGACACACATACTATAGGAAAAAAAGAAACTGCCTGTGTTATTGATGAGGAGAGATTTCAGAACAAGCAGAGAAACAGAACTAGATCTTTAGAAAATGACGGGCTATTTATTGAAGGTATGACTCTATTTATAGAAAAGTCCTTCTTTAAATACCCACCTCATTCTGGAGAAAAAATCTTAGTAGATGGTGTTAGATATTTAGTAGAAGAAACTAAGGAAGATATGGGTTTATTAGAGATAGACTTAACGAGGTATGATGAAAAATGATAGGAGTTAAGGTTGAAGCTACAGGAATAAATGAAGTTATCAATACTCTTGGAAAATACGAGAATGAGTTACCAGGGTGTATTTCAAGGGCTATTAATCGTTCACTTGAGATGGTAAAAACAGAGCAAATTAGAAAGACAACGGAGTCTTATTTTGCACAAAAAAGTAAATTGTTTAGTAGTGTTAATGTTTTTAAGACTAGTAAAAGTAATTTAACGGGCTCTATCATAAGTAGTGGTAGAGTTATAGGGTTAGACCATTTCAAGCTAAATCCTAAGACTAGGACAAAAGGAAAAATAGTTCAAGCAGCTGTTAAAAAAGGTGGGTATAAATCTTTACCAAACGCTTTTATAGCATACAAGAGTGGACATCTAGGAGCTTTTGAAAGAACTGGTAAATTCATTACAAAAAATGGTAGAAAAAGAGAGACTATTAAAAGACTAATGTCAGTTTCTGCACCTCAAATGCTTGGTAATTTATCAATACTAGAATATTTACAAGGCTATGCGGATGAAAAATTCAGAATGAGATTAGAGCATGAAATAAACAGGGTGATAGGGTTATGATTATTGAAGTAGAGCAACTTATATTTGATTTCTTGACAGAGAAATTGAAAGATAAGAAAGTTACAGTATATCATGGATTGTTACCAGAAATTAATCATGAAGATAGAGAAGAAGGAAAGAGCGAGAAAGACCTCTTTCCTTTTGCTATTTTAAGGGTTACTAAGTTTGAACAGACTAGAAATGGGATAGATAACTATGATGTACCTGTGGATTTAGAAGTGTGGATAGGCACTAAAATGGAAGATGAGAAAGATTACCTAAGTAATTTATCTATCGGAGACTTTTTGAAAAAAGAGTTTCTAAACGAAAGCACAGTAGATGGAAAATTTGCTGTGGATCAATCATATCCATTTTCAGTAGAGTACTTTACAGCAGAAGCAGAGCCATATTTTTATTCTGTTTGTAGATTTAGAGTATTTGGAGTACCTGACACATCAGAAGTAGTAGAGAGAAAAATTGCAAAACTGCTTGGAAGGGGATAACAATGAAAACATATATTTATGTAGGTAAAAAGCTAGATTTACCTGAGTTTCTCTTTGTTAGAGGGACTGTATATTTTGGAGAAGAAATTGAAAAACTTATTGAAAAATATCCACTACTTGGGAGATTATTAATTCCTGTAGAAGATTATCCAAAAATCAATAAGGACTATCAATATTTTAATTCAATAGTAGATGAATTAGTAGGAGGTAGAAATGGGTTATAAACATGGTACATACCAACAAGAAGGGGCTACAGCCTTTCAGTTACCTGTGGTTTTAGATTATGGGCATTTTATAGTTGGAACAGCACCAATTCACAAAGTTAAAGCTGAGAATAGAAAAGTCAATGAAGTAGTGAGAATAGGGACTTATCAAGAAGCTATCCAATACTTTGGAGATACTTATGATTTAGATTTCTCTATATCACAAGCTATCAAAGTTTTCTTTGAGTTGTATGCTGTTGCTCCACTATATGTAGTTAATATCTTAGATTTAACTAAGCACAAATCTGAAAAGAAAACACTTGCTAATAAAGCACTTGAAAAAGGAAAAGTGCTAATACCAAGTCACAAGGTAATTCCAGAATCTGTAGTAGTTAAAAATGCAACAGGAAAGCAAGTTATATCAGATGCAAGAACTGTTTACACAGCTGAAGGATTAGAAATTTATGCAACTGTAGCTGGAAATAATGTAGATATAGAATACGAAGAAGTAGACTTATCTAAAGTTACAAAAACAGAAGCTATAGGTGGATTTGATAGCACAACAATGAAAAGAACAGGGCTAGAATTAGCAAACGAAATTTTCTTGAAATATAGTGAATTACCTGCTTTCATAGATGTTCCTGATTTTTCTCATGAAAGTGATGTTGCAGCTATCATGGAAACTAAAGCTAAAACACTGAATGGTGGAATGTTTGAAGCAATAGCATTAGTAAATGCTCCAGTGGATAAAAAATATAACGAACTTGTTGAATGGAAAGAAACTAACAACATTCTAAGTAATGACCAAGTATTGCTATATGGAAAAATCAAACTTGCTGGAGAAGTTTACTATCAATCTATACATTATGCCGCTTTATCGATGAAAGTTGATGGAGAGAATAATGGAGTTCCAAGCCAAGGACCTTCTAACTATTCTTACAAAATGGATGCTTTTGTATGGAAAAATGCAAGTGGAAAATATGAAGAAGTTAGATTAGACAAGGAACAACAAGCCAATTTCTTAAATAAGAATGGGGTTGTTACGGCTATAAATTTTAAAGGCTGGAGATGTTGGGGTTCTGAAACAGCTAAGAATCCTTTAGCAACAGACCCAAAAGACAAGTACATTTATGGACGTAGAATGTTTAAATACATTGGAAATGAACTTGTTATATCATATTTTAATAATGTGGATAAAAAGTTCAGTTTGAAAATGGCTGAAACAATGAAAAAATCTATGAATATTAGATTAAATGCTCTTGTTGCTGCTGACCAACTGCTATCAGCTAAAGTTAATTTTTACTCAGTTGATAATAGCTTAATAGATATCATAAATGGAGACATTACTTGGACTATAGAACTTGGAATAATACCAGGAGCAAAATCTATAACATTCAAGAAAGTTTATGATGTTGATGCATTACAAAAATTTGCTGAAAGCTTAACAGCTTAATAAGGGGGGAAATAGATGGGAAGAAAACAAATACCTAATGCTCTTATAGATGCTGAAACATATTTCAATGGATCTAATGACCTTGCTGGAATATCAGAAGTGGAATTGCCTAACATTGAGTATGACACAGTCACATCTGAGCAAATGGGGTTAACTGCTGAATTAGAAGTGCCTTTAATGGGACACTTTAAGAAATTAGAAGCTAAAATAAAAATGGACTGTGTTGATGAGTCGATACTTGCAATTAATAATGGAAAATCTATTTTAGTTGAATGTAAAGGTGCAGCTCAGGCTATGAACAGAGAAACACACAATGCAGATGTTTATGGCATAGATGCAACTTTCAAAGGCTTAATTAAGAAAATGGACGGGCTAAAAATGAAGCCTAGCGGGAAACTAGAAACATCTATAGATCTATCTGTAACTTACTTCAAGCTAGAAATAGGCGGAAAAACAGTTGTAGAAATAGATGTACTTAACAATGTAAATGTAATTCAAGGGCTTGCTAATCAAGCAGTTAGAAAATACTTAGGATTAAATTAAGATTAAGGAGGACTTAAATGAAAGTAAAGTTATCACAAACATATAATTTCGGTGGAAAAGAATTTAATGAACTTGACATAAATGTAGAAGAAATGACAGGAAGAGATTTTATGCAATGTGAAAAGGAATTCAAGGCCAGAAATAAAGATGCTGGAGCTGTAAAAGAACTAGAAGATTCTTGGGCTATAACTGTAGCTGCTAAATCAGTTGGAGTTAAGTATGGAGACTTGCTTAACTTAGTATCTATAGATTACTTAAAAGTAGTGAATGGTGTAAAGCGTTTTTTGAGTCAAGGTTGGGAAGACAAAGAGGCTCAGAAGGATACTACAGTGGAGGTAACAGAGGAAACTGGTGCTTAATCTATCTGGATATGATAACAGAGCTTTTAAGAGTTCTTAATTACTTTAAAGTTAATGTAAGCTACGATTCTATGTTGGATTGTAGCTTATATGAACTTGATTACTGGATAGCTAGAGCAAATAAATTTGTAGAAGAAGAGGAAGAAAGACAGAACAATGATGATTAAGGAGGTGGAGTAGATGGCTAAGGACATGAGCTTAATTTGGCAAATGGGAGTTGCTGGAGCAAACGAAACAATGGCTATATTATCTAAAGCAGCTAAATCTTTAAATGAAGTAAAAGACTCTACAGAAGATTTAGTAAAAACACAAAAAAAACTAGAGAATTTAGATAAAGTTGCAGAAGCATATAAGAATGCTAACTCTGAATACAATAAAGCGGCTAAGAATTTAGAACAGCTTAGAAAAGCATACGCTAAATCTAATAATGTTACAGCAGAATTTAAAGAGCAAGTTAAGAATGCAGAGAAGCAAGTTGATAAACTAAATAAGCAAAAAGAAAGACAAAAACATGTCTTTGAAGCAGCAAGAAGTGCTTTAGAAAACGAAGGAATTAAGCTAGAAGGTTATAAGAAAAAGTTAAAAGAAGTTAATGAAGAACTAAAGAAGCAAGAGAAGTTGAAAAAGGATCTAAGTAAAGCTCAAGCTATTTCAGACATGGGAGATGCATTCTCTAAAAAAGGTGGAGAGCAACTTAGAAGAGGTGCTGCAACAGGAGCAGCATTAGCTATTCCAGTTAAATTCTATATGGATGTAGAAGAGTCTCAAGCAGATTTAAGAAAAATTCTAGGTAAAGAAGCAGAGAAATACTATGATGATCTAGCTGAATTATCTAAGAATGGTCCTTTGTCTCAAATAGAAATTAATGAAATAGCAGGAAGTTTAGCACAATCTGGAATAAAAGGTGAAGATATAGTTGCTTATTCTGATATGGCTGGAAAAATGAAAGTAGCATTCGATATTTCTACAGATGAAGCAGGAACATTTTTGGCCAAAACAAAAGAGCAATTAAATTTATCTAAAGATGAGCTTTTCTCATACATGGATACTCTTAATATGCTGTCTAATAACTACTCTGTTACAGCTGCGCAACTAGCAGATGTATCGGCAAGAACTGGAGGATTTGCTAAGTCTATAAACTTATCTAAAGAATCTAATATGGCGTTTGCTACATCTCTTATATCTACTGGAGTAACTGCTGAGCAAACAAGTACTGTATTAGGTAAATTATATTCTGAATTATCGCAAGGAGCTAACACTAAGAACAAAGCTGCTGCATTGCAACGTCTAGGATTTGACCCTAAAACAATAAACAAAGAAATGGCTGAAAATGCTGAAGGTACTATCTTAAAAGTACTAGAAAAGATTAAGAATTCTAATGTCGCAGACAAGTCAGCGTTAATCAGTGATATCTTTGGAAGTGATAAATCTGTAATCAACGGATTATCAGTATTATCTGAAAACTTAGACGGGGTTAAGGAGAAATTAGATAAAGCGAAACAAGCTGTATCAGAAAATGAAAGGGTTAATGGCGAATATGAAGATAGAATAAACACTTTAACTAATCAATTAAAAATTTTTAGGAACAATGCTTTTAATGCTCTTGCAGATATTGGAAAGAGCATAGCTCCAGAACTTAAAGAAACTTTAAATACATTGAAAGAGTTTGCAAGTAAGATAGCCAATTTTATAAAAGAAAATCCTAAGCTAGTAGCTTTTATAGTTAAGATGGTTGCTGGATTTGCTGCGATGAATTTAGGAATGGGGGTTGCTAACAAACTATTATTAGGACCATTTGCAAAAGGAGTAGGTTGGTTATATAAGTTTGGAGCTTTTAAGAGTAAAGGTGGAGTATTCTTTGCTTTAAAGAAAATGTTTCCACTAGCTAGTAAACTTTTTGGAACATTCGTAAAAATAGGGACTTTTATAGGTGGTAAATTCATAGGTATTATAAAAATGGTTGGTTTAGCATTAAAAGCTGCTTTTGTAGCTAATCCAGTCGGACTTATAATTGCAGCTATTGTAGCGGTTATTGCTATTTTTGTCCTACTTTATAAGAAGTGTGAATGGTTTAGAAATGGAGTAAATAAAGCTTGGAAAGCTATAAAAGAAGGGTTTAAAGCTACTTGGACTTGGATAAAAAATAAATTTCACGCATTAATGGAGTTAGGAGCTAAAGTATGGGCTAAGATTAAAGAGTATAAGGCTCTATTTATACCATTTATAGGTATTTTTGTAGTATTATATCAAAAATGTGAATGGTTCAGAAATGGAGTAAATGCTGTTTGGATAGCAATTAAAAATGCTTTCTCTAACACTTGGCAATGGATTAAAGATAAATTCAATGCTTTACTTGAAATAGGATCTAATGCTTGGAATGGATTAAAGAACAGTGCTACAGTTATCATAGATAAAATTAAAGAAGCTTTCAGTGGTTTCTTTGATTGGATAAATAAAAAATGGGAAAGCCTTAAAAACTTTGGTTCTAAATTAAATCCTTTTAATTGGTTTAAAGGTGATGGAGAAGTAGCCCAAAACTACTCTGGAACTAACTACTTTGGTGGTGGACTTACAACTCTTGCTGAAAGAGGTGCTGAAATTGTAGAAATGGGTAATAGTTCTTTCTTAGTTAATGCTGAAACACTAGCTAATTTACCAAGAGGAGCTAGAATTCTTAACAATTCACAAACTAGAAGTTCTTTATCTTCAAGAGTATCGTCTTTAAAAGATAGAATTAATGGTATTTCTAATAATTCAAGAACAGTTGTGGGTGGAGATACAATAACTATCAACATTAATGGTAGTTCTGGAAATGCTACAGACATTGCTAGAGAAGTTAAAAGAGTACTTGAAGAAATACAAAGTAAGAAGAGAAGGACGGCGATAATATGAGAAAAGTAAAAGTCTATAAAACAGTGAGTGGAGATACTTGGGACTTGATAAGTTATAAATTATATGGTTCAGAACAGTATTTCCATCAACTTATGAGAGCTAATCTTAATCTTTTATCTATTGCTGTTTTTGATTCTAATATCCCTATCATAGTGCCTGAAATTACGCCTATCGCGAGTGCTGTAGAAACATCAAAACTACCACCATGGAAAAGATAAAGTGTAGCAATATTGATTTTATAAAAGATTTATAGTACAATAGGTATTATAATTTTATTAGGAGGGCATTATATGAAAAAAGTTTTGTATGGAGTGATTGGTGTATTGGTGGTTATATTTTTAATAGGTACTTTTGCAGGAGGGGATAATGATTCTAAATCTGCTTCTGATACAAGTAAAACTGAAAAAACAACTGAAACTAATAATTATTCAAAAGTAGGAGAAACAGTTAAAGATGATTACTTTGATGTAACAGTTAATTCAGTAGACGTTGTAAACAGTAAAAAAATTAATGATTTTGAAGAATTAAAAGCTGAAAAAGATGCTAAATATCTAATAATTAATGTAACTTTTAAAAATACTGACAAGGAAAGTAGAATGGTTGTAGATGGTTCTGTGTTCATAGATTACAATGGAACTAAATATGAATATGACCATACTGAAACTATTTTAGAAGATGGATGGGGATTATTCTTAGACCAATTAAATCCTTTAACTGCTAAGACAACTAATATAGTATATAAAATTCCAGCTGAAATAACGGGGGATGCAACATATAAACCAGGTAGAGGTTCATCTGAATTTTATTTAGGTACTATAAAATAAGAAAGGAGATTTAAAATGGCAACAGTAGAAAATACGTATGTTAATAAGTCAGAACCTTATGAACCTGCTTATGTCCTAAGAAAGTTAGGTAAGAGCCAAAGTAATGCTAATATAGAAATGGTGAAGGTTTTAATAGATACATACAAAAAAGAAAAAGGGGAAGCAAGAACTGATAGAGATGATTTCATAGAGTGGATTAAAGAAAATTATGATGTAGATACTTTGTTTGAGGATTAAATGTATATAAGAGGGCTGTTTATCAGCTCTTTTATTTTTTAAAAATTTCTCTTGACTTTTTGACGGTCATAATATATAATTAAGACAGTCATAAAAGGAGGTGGAGAAATTGACTAAAAAATTAGGTCGTCCAACAGATAATCCAAAACCTTATAAAATAACTGTTAGAATTGATGAAGAAAGTAAAAAAATATTAACTGAATATTGTTTGAAAGAAAAAGTAAATCAAATGGAAGCAGTAAGGAGAGGAATTAAAAAGTTAGATGAAAAACAAAAAGAATAGTTTATCAGTTATCTTGGTGGATAAATAAACTATTCTTTCCCTAAGAAGTTACCCTCTTATGAAATCTATTATATCATAAGGGAGTACTTCTATCAATTATAATTTTGAAAGGAGTATTTTTTTATGTATGCAAATATGGAAAAGGTAATCAAAGAATATGACAAGCACATTACAACTTTTTATGATATGAATATTCAACAAGCTGGAGAAATTTATGAGAATTCAAATTGTACTTTTGAGATGATAAATAAAGCATTCAAATTTGGATTTGGGCAAGGTATGAAATATCAAAAGAAAAGAGGTAAGGTGAGTAAAAATGGCAAATAATTTGATTATGAAAAGTGAAATAACAAGTTTGGAATTATTGGCTGAAATAAATAAGTTTAGAAAAGAAGAAGGAATTAAAAAAGAACTTCTTCATAAAACTTTACTAGATATAATTCGTGATGAATTTTCTGAAGAAATAGATCGGCAAAAAATTTTGCCAATGTCTTATAAGGATAGATATGGTAGAAATCAACCAATGTTTATCCTAACTTTATCTCAAGCAAGACAAGTTTTAGTAAGAGAAAGTAAGTTTGTCAGAAGAGCAGTTATACATGTCTTAGAAAAGTTAGAAAATCAAGGACTAGAAAATAAGGAACAGAAGAAACTGCCATTTCAAGTACAAGAAATTAAACCTACTACTTGGAGAGGACAGCCAGTACTAGAACTTCAGCAATTATCAAAAATGATAGGTGTGCCTGATGTTAATCTTCATTGGTATGCAAAAAGAAAAAAACTTACCTTAAAATTTGATAATTTAAAAGCATATAAAGAAGAGAATTCTAATAAAAATTATTCATCTGTTTCAGCTATAAGTCTTTTATACAAGCCAAATGTTATATCAATATGTAAAAGATATGGGCTTTATAACAAATATAAAGACTTCATAGATAATTATTTTAAAACTAATAAATTTGATTGAATATAAAGGTAAAGCAAATGATGAGTTTGAACATTTGATAGCTGAAGCAACAAGAATAAAAGCAAACTTGTTAAAAGAAAAAGCAGAAATAGAAGAAAAATTAATGAAATTAAACAAAATGGGATTAACTAATTAATAAACACTAAGAGCAGTATAAAAGCTGCTCTTTTTTTATTGCAAAAAGGGGGTTAGTGGAATTGGGATAGCTAGAAATATAAAAATAATAGTCTTTTTTGAAGGAGTAGACATCACTGAAGAAATACAACCTAGCATTTCATCTATGACTTATACTGATAACTCAAAAAATGCAGTAGACGACTTAGAGTTAGATCTGGAGAACTTAGATTATAGATGGCTTAATGAATGGTATCCTGACGAAAATTCAAGGTTATTAGTTGGAATCCAGCAGAATGAAAATGGTAAATCTAGATTCTTAGACCTTGGAATTTTCTACGTAGATGAGCCTACATTCAATAATCAAAGACTTTCTCTCAAATGCCTGGCATTACCTCTTGACCAAACTATTAGAGAGCAGGTTAACAGTGTTGCATGGGAGAAAATAACTCTATCAGAACTTCTATCTAAAATAGCAACTAAACACGAATTAAGTTATGAGCTACATTGTGATAATGCCTTCTTTGATAGATTAGATCAGGACAGAGAAACAGACTTAGGATTTTTAAAAAGAATTCTATCTGAAACAGCTCTAAGTTTGAAAGTTACTGATGATAAGCTAATAGTCTTTAATGATGATGTCTTAATTGATAATGATAATATCGATATTTTTAGTATAAAAGACCCTCGCATTAGAAACTTTACTCTAAAGAAAAAGAATCAAGGAGTTTATGATAAAGTCGAGGTTAGTTATTATGATGCAGATAAGAAGAAACACATTGTAGAGACAATTACTAAAGAAGAACTTGAGAAAAGAAATGAGGTAAAACATGCTTGATGATGGAGGATATATAGCTTTTAAAGAGAAAGCAGATAAAACAAAAACTAAAAAAAGAGTTAAAAAAGCTAAGACAAAAAAGATTAAAACTAAAGGAAAATCTCAAGCTAAGAAAGTGGCCGAGAAAACTTTAAAGGACAGTTTAAAGCAAGAATACTCTATAAACTTAACGGTTGATGGAGATGTTAAATACTGTGCTGGTTGCATTATAGAACTAGATGACAGTTTTGGTAGATTTGCTGGACGATATGTAATTGATAAAGTTACACACAATATCGATGGAGACTACACATGTGATATTGAAGCTTTTAAAGTTGGAGCTAGACAAAATGCAGAAGAGAGAGCAAAAGCAATTGATAAAGCTAAGAGAGATAAGGCAGAGAAAGAAAAGGCTAAAACTGCAAATACAAGAAAAAAAGAAAGAGAAACAAAAAAAGCAAATAAGATTAAAAATAAAAAAGGTGGTGAGTAAGAATGCTGGATATCTTGAAGCAAGGGGAAGTAAATGATATAGACATAGCAAATGGTAAAGCAAGAGTTATGTTTCCAGACAGGGATAATAAGATAAGTGATTGGTTAAATATCTTGGTCCCATTCTCAGAATCACATTCAGATAATTATCATCTTGAGATAGGGCAAACAGTTATAGTTCTATCATTACCTGATATGATGGAACAAGGCTATATTTTAGGCTGTCCTATGAGGTCTTCAGACATTTCTGAAGGAGAAGTAAAAAGGACTTTTTCAGATGGTGGTTTTTATTCTTACAAAGATGGAGTTTTAACCCTATCTCCTATCACTAAAGTAGTTATTACAGCAGATGTTGAGTTAAAAAAGACATTAACTGTAGATGGAGATACCACTTTTAAAGCCAATACTAATACTAAAGGTACTGCTATGTTAGATGGCATTAACCTTAACACGCATACCCACTCAGGAATACAGCCTGGAAACAGTAA